ATGTCTGGACTGATCAATCCACATGCGGCCCCGGAAGAAGCAGCCTATGCGCTGCTGATTGAGCTCGTTCGCGCCCAGCGCGTGCCGCAATATGAAGGCGAAATTTCCGGCCTGCTGGCGATGTACGACGAAGCCGTTAAACACTTTAAAGAGAAAGAGACCGAGCGTTAGGCGTGGACATCGTGGTGCGAGAAAAGCGTGACGCCTGCGGAAGCCGCGCAGGCGTTGGCTGGATAGCGGCTTGGGTCATCAGCTGCCGCGGTAGGTAGAGTATCCGTACTGACTGAGCAGCAGCGGGATATGCAGTTTTTGATTTTGCTTTGTGACATTAAAAATAACCGGAATCACCGGGAAGAACGTATTCATATTTTGGCTTTTAAAATAGTCACCGGTTTTAAACGTCACTTTATACACCCCCGGCTCCATATTCTCCGCCTGCGGATAGAGCGATTTAATCCGCCCATCGGCATCCGTTTTACCGGTGGCGATATGCTGCCAGCTCTCCCCCTGCTGTTTATCCAGCTCAATCTGCACCCCCGGTGAAGGGAGCCCGGTTTGCTGATTAAGAATGTGTACGCTGAGCGTCCCCTCTGGCGCCGCCAGCGCGCTGAAGCTGAGCAGAGAAATTACGGAGGCGATAACTAATTTCATAATCGTGACCTTATTGGGCAAGTGAAAGTGCCCTAACTATAGTCAGCGCGGCGGGGAAAAAAATTAAACTTTTTGTTATCAGTTTGAGTTGATGGGTACTGTCTCCACACACAACACGCTGAACCGGTTTCCTCGTAAGAAGAGGAAGTGTCTTATGAGTAGGTAGCCCCGTGCTCTTAGTAACAGGATACGGTGACACTAAGTCTATCAGGCAGGGGAAATAGATTTGCTGGGTTCAAATATCACAAGGTAAAAAGATATACGCCGTGGCCTCTGCCGCCTCTACCAGAACAGTGCTTACTGCAAATGGGCTGCAGTATTCGAAATAATCATTTAATATTATTTAAACTACTATTCCAGTGTAAGTAATCACCTGGTTCAGATATTGATCGTTATCATTGATTCTCTTGTCGCCACGCCTTAACCATCTCCTTTGTTACCTCTTTCTTGTAGCAAATAGGTGAGTACCCACCAGCTTTGCTCCAGGCACTGCGGCCACCGCACGAGCTGCCGTTCCGGGCGGTATTGAAGGGACAGGCACAAGTACCGGGGTAGGATGCGACAGAGTCATCAATAATCCTTTGACTGACCTGATCATCGCTTAAGGAATTCGATTTGGCGATGGAAATATCTGATGCAAAGACGCACACAACAGCGAATACGGAGATGGCGACGAATTTGATGTTCATTCGGATCTTTCCAGGTAGTGGATGAACATCGAGGGTATGCTTTCAAATAGTGTTCAATATTGATCTATAACAACTGTACTTCACGCCAGCTTAAAATGCGATATTTAACCCAGTCAGACAGAACCTAAAGCTATAATGACTATTAGCCTGTTACCGGCAACATATTTTCACATTCCTGCAGAGCGCTTATTCTGCACTCAGCTATAACCAGCATTAACCATTCTGTTCGATATTACAGAGCAGTAATGCTGTACTCTGACTGGCCATCGTCCGACAGATACTACAAGACATTAGAATCATCGAAATGGTCCGTCGATATGCTCACCTGGCACCTAACCATTTAACTGAGCACGCACGTCAAATTGACTCAATTTTTGCAAATTTTTGCAGAAGATGTCCCAAATATGTCCCACAAGGAAAAATCAGCGACTGGAGGAAGTTGATAAGTGATTGATTATTAAATGGCACGCCCTACAGGATTCGAACCTGTGACCTACGGCTTAGAAGAAAGTAGAGCGTTAAATAACACACTGTAATCACACATGTTTTCCGCGTTCGCATCCGGTTTTGTGTCGTTTCGTGTCGTTTGAATACATCCCTGTCTTTATCGTGCATTCCTGTCACGCCACATCTACGACACACCCGTCACGCGAATTCTTCCAGGATCAGGATGCCATCCGCGCCATCTCCTGAGATGCCAAAATCTGCGAGCAGCTATCCAGATCGCAAACTCGACGGTTTACCTCATCATCAGAAGGGCGCATCATTAGCACGCTAGTTAATCATGTAATTTTCGGTGCGCACCACTCTTCCATGGTTAAACAGCCAGGCTATCGCTTCGCACATCACAAATGACATGCGTCACAACGCCGGCGACAGTAACATCGTCCAGAGCCTCGCCCTCGATCGCTTCGCCATCTTCGGTTATCAGCGACCGCCCTCTCAGCGTGGCAAGTTCCGTCCCGCCGCCGTGCTGGATAAGAACCTGACTACCCTGCTTTGGCTTCAGGGAAATATCCAGCACAACATAACCGCCATCCCTTTCGAAAACGCGGGTGTTAGGACCAACATTGCATATCGAGTTAACGGACAGTCGCTGCTCGACGTAGTCCGCTGCGGGTGAAGGAAATCCCACTACAGAACCCTCCCCATATTGGCCAGCATCCACAGGCGGTTTTCGCTATGGTCGGTGGTTTTGTCGACAAAGTAAGTCTGCTCTCTCGATATCCAGTTGTTAGCCTCCTTCTCTGAGAAATGGATACCCCTCCGCTGTAGTTCGGAGATGAAAGAATCCGTGTAAAGGTATTGATAACCTTTAGGATTTATAGAAATGGAGGCTCTAAAAGCCTCCGCAATGATATTGCGCCTGATCATATCCACACCCAACAATACTGTTTTTATATACAGTAGTTGTACTTTAAAGGCAGATCAATAGCTGCTACGGAAAGGTAGACGGATTTGTTGGGATCGTGTCGCCATAGTACTTCCCGCCTGAACTGAATCGCCTGTTAAAGATATCCTGTTCAGACGCCGTGGCCTCTGCCATGGTCATACCTGCTGCAGTGAGATCAATAAAATGCCATCTGTAAAGGACGTATGAACGACACAAATTGTTCAGTAGCGTACCGAAACCACTAGGTGCCCCCCAAACCATATGATCGTAGTAGGCAGTTGCGACAGCCATATCTGTGCCTGTTTTTGCTGACGCTTGATATTTCAGGGCAGGATTACCTGTCAACCCTCCATCCAGACTGGCAATCAGCAACTTGTTATTAGATGGAGCTGAGTTATGCGACATCAACACTTCTACAGGGTTCTGGCTCGTCGATGACGGCTTATCTCGAGTAATGCGATGATGCACAAATACTGCGAACTGATGATCATTCTGATGTGCAACAACGTACGGCAGGATGCCAGGGCAGCGGAATCGGGCCAGGTGGCCAGACACCTGATTGACCTGAGAGACTATGCCATGAATACCAAGCTTTGGAGTCCTCTCAAATTTAACTTCAGTGCTACCAAGTGTATTTGAATACTTAAAGTCCAGATCGGCCTGCGATACACCAGTTAAGGTGGCGGCTGGGATCGCGGCTAAATTTGGCGTTGTTGATATATCAGTACCTGTCGCTGATAAATTAAAGTTTTCATCCACTTCATAGGCATCCAGCAGACCAAGAGAGCCATCAGTTAACCCAGGGTACGGATAAAAAATTGGCATTCTTGGATCTGTAAAATTAGCTCCATATAAAGGATTGGCGCGACCCATATTTTATTCCTCAAAAGAAAAAGTTATTGTTAAGCATTCCGGCAAGACCTTCGCTGGATGATATTGTGGAAAAACCTGCCCCTCCATTAGCAAGCGCAAGACCACCAGAGTTACTAAGGTGTGTCCGGTCTATTGATTTTTCAGACCATACACCGCCATTATTGTAAATAATGTTTCCAACGGTTCCACCGCCTATCCTGATGTAGTAATCCATAGAACTACCACCAGTTGGTAATACTGTGTCACTCCATGTGCCTTTGTATACCAGGTCGTTTGTTGTGAACCCTGTAAATGATCCGCCATTGAAAAATGACCATGGTAAAACGCCATAAGTAACAGCAACTTGTTTTTCGCTCATGCCCGGGAAAGTAGGATCAATTGCGTCAGTAGCAGCAGAAAGCATATTTTGATATACGTTAAAGAAACGCCCTGGAAATATTCTTCTGTACCATTCTCCAAGTTCGTAAAGAACACCTGTTTTGGCGTACTGGTCCTCATGCTGCTGCACAACAATTCGTGAACCGTTCCATGTCTCTGTCCTTTGCCCCATAATTGTCAGGAATATATATCTGGCATCCCTGGCCCCAACCAATGCAGCCATTTCAATAGAATCCTGCCTGATTTGTGCAGCATTTAAATCAGTTGTCGGCTGGTTATTTTGTCCGTGCCAAAAGCAGATGACCTGTCCGGCATAATTATCCCCGTTAACAAGAATTTCCTGCTTTAACATACCGAGGACCTGATCGGAAGTAGAGCCGCCATAGGAGCGGACCTCCCCGGGCACGCTCACCTCTGAAAGGATCTGGTTGCCAGAATTTCCACTGCCGAAAAGTGAATCCCCGATCAAGAGAAGCTTACTCCCAAGAGATTTACGAATTGTCGTCATCACCTGAGCTTTCAGCCTTACACCGACAGGGCCAGAGCTCTTATCAGAACGCCGAATTTCCCACTCGTCAGAGTTTTGACTACAACGTAGGCTGATAGAGCTGCCTGCAGCAACAGTAACGGATGCCTGACCTGCTATGCGAATCCACGCGGAGCCATCCCAGAGAGCGTAATCTCCGGCAGAAAAACTATTTCCTGAAATGGTACCCGCTGCGGATGCCTGATAAACCGAATTACGCAGTGGACTAGCAGGATAACCAGAGGCAGGAGCAAACTCCCCTGCGTAAACCAGTGCATCACTGGCTGATGACAGCAACACCCATCGTGGAGTCATGGATGCACCACCGGCAGTTTGCAGTCCGGTGTACAATAGTTTGTCCCCCGCCTGCAGCGCCATGCCGTTGAACGTCCCAGCAGCAGTCACCTCATACCAGCTGTCCGCGATTTTAATCACACCGGTGCCCGGCCCACGCTGGATGACGAACTCTGTACCATTCCAGACAAGATTGTCGCCGCAGTACAGGCTCTGATTGCCCCAGGTGCCCGGTAGTGTCTCGGAGAGGTTTCCGTTTGTGTTATAGGCCTCGTAGCTGTAGTAATCACCGACAGCAAACGTCCCTGTCGGCGTGGTAACTGCGGTGGTGAGGAACCGCCCTTTTTTCGTCAGCGATGGCACCGCGCCTGGTGTAAACACGCCCGCCCGCGCTTTCCCGGTGAACAGCAGCCCGCTGGCCTGCCGGTATTCAATCGCGGTGCCGGTCGCATTAATTCCGAATGCGGCCTTACACACATGCGACGGCAGCGGAGACCAGGCAGAGCCGTCGCGTGCATTGGTCCGCACCGCGATTTCGGAGAGCGTTGAGCGCGTTGCATCCGGGCGGGCATCTACAACATCCTGTGGGTGTGCAATAATTTTATTCTGTACATCTTCAGTCAGCGTTGAGAAGCCGACGATGTCATCACCCAACAGAAGACGAGAAATAAATACATCGCCATCTGTCGTCACATAGCTGGACATCCGCTTTGTCACCGGATCATAATCGACGCTGACATAACCAGTATCAGGGTCAAGATCTAGTGGAATGACCTGCTGAACTTCTGTGGAAAGTTGTGAGTTCCCGACGCTATTCTCAGGGACCTGTAACAAGGGAATGAAGACCTGTCCATCCGTTGTGGTATATGAAGACATACGTCTGGTTACCGGATCGTAGTTGATTTCTGAAAACCCAGTATCAGGATCCAGTTCCTGAGATAAAATACTTTGAACATCCAGCGAAAGTTTTTCTGAGCTTACTGAGCCATTTTGAATATTATTTCCAGTGACTGAATTTTCAGATAATTGCAGCAAAGGGATAAAAACACGACCATCACGCATAGTGAACTTAGACATGCGCATGGAAACTGGGTCATATTCAACATCAACAATATCGATACCATCATCCAGCTCAGTTGAGATTAATCCCCTTGATGCAAGATCATCAATATATCCCTTTGAAATCATTACCCGGCCAGTGGCAGATAATATCCCTGAATTATTGATATACTCGTCAGCCAGGGTAATTCCATCAGAACTACGAACGTAGGTGGTGCTACCTTCAGGGATATTCGCGATATCCGCCTGCGCTGCCTCCAGGGTCATGTACTGCCGGCTGAGAGGGATCAGGTTCTGCCGGGTTTCCTCGACAACAGCAGTACCATCCTCTGCCATTTGCACACGCTGGTCGTCCGACTTTTTCTGAATCCCGGCCAATGTGTCGCGCTCTGTTCCGGTTCTTGTTGCCAGAGTTAATTCAGGTGAGTTAACAAACTCATCAATTGTTGCATTGTTATCCCACATATCAGGCATAGCAGAAGACGGGACAGGGTTTCCCGTATTATATTGAGTCATAGATTCACCAAGGGGTTATAATAAATTATTCACTTAACGCCGGAGGAGTGAAAATGCCATTTTTATATGATCCTCCTATGCTAAATGGCTTATCGCCACAATTAATAACGGTCATCCCCTCTGGTGGCAGCCATTCCTCCTTCCCATTCCAGACAATAATATTTACGACAATGCCAGCACTATCAATAACTGCCCATGCATTATTATCCATTATGCATACTCCTCAATAATAACAACCCCATCACGACCTGATGCTCCAGGTTTCAAAGATTGCGATACGCCATTAGAACAGCCAGATGCACCAGAACCATAACCGCCACCAGTATTTGCAGGCATATTAATCGCCGGGACAGAACCACCAACCCCTAACTGGCTATTTGCACCTCGAGATCCGGCAGCGTAACTGGTGGATACAGCTACAGCTGCCTCAGAACCAGATCCAGAAGTACCTATAATATTCCACCCTGTCGGGCTATTTGAGTTTGTATTTGCCACGGGCTGGAATGGAGGGATAGCCGGTCCTGCTGGCAATCCCGCCTTGCCGCCAGGTGCTGAGATAAGAGTACCTACGGATGTTGTCCCGCCATCCCCTCCGTATGGTGAAATTGCTGTACCCCCCACGCCGCCGCTACCAATCGTCACCGTGGCCGATGATAATGCTGATACGTCGTAGATACCCTCAGCATATGCGCCAGCCCCGCCACCATTACTTATTGAAACCTGCCCAGCATCAGTAGCCGGAGCAGCAGAACTTCCAGCTCCCGCACCCAGAGCTCTGATGCGCCATTTTTTTGCACCGGCTGATTTAGTAATCAGCGCGCTACTGGTGACAACTTGCACACCCAAAAGGCGGCCAGGCATACTATTTTTAAGGTTAGAAAGAATTGCTGCTGTATTACCGTCATCTAGCACATCTACATTTGCTGAATCCGCGATAAACTGAGCAAGGACATTAGCCATTACCGTGGCCTGCCTGAGAGCTTTATTCACCTGCGCGGAAGAAGCTTTACCAGATGAAAATCCGCTTACTAACGCAGCAAGGGCTAAATAATCAGCCTGAGAAATTACGTTTGCGCCGTTTCCAGTTGCAAAAGCTTTAAAATCATTGGTAGGCATTATAAATCTTCTCCCCAGTTACCAGAGTCAAATCCGGATATATATTCGTTATCCACATCAAAACCAAAAAAAGAATAGCCACCATTTGACGGCATCTGTATTTCCCTCACTTTTACACCCGCAGCTTTAACGGTCATATATCCGTTTTGTATAGCCCACCATAATTCAGCATTAACCTGATCGATGGGATTCAGGTCATAACGAGATGGAACGTAACCGGGAGGTAATGCGATGAATGGCCCCTTATTAACTGCGCTATCGAGAATCATCCTGTCAATTTCACTGATAACAACCGTAGGGTCAGGAAGTATCCATATAGAAATGGACATATCCTGATTATCGACAATTGCCATACGAATACCAGATCCTGTCAGGGCATTGTCGAGAATCTCAGGCAATGTGTCGTTCTGCCCGTTCCAGTTATTTATAGCAATTTTGACTTTTAGCACCAGTCGATAAACTTCGTCACTCAGGTCAAGAAACCCATCATCAGGATCGAAAGGTCCCTGCCAGACGCCCTGGTCCCAGCCAAGTTTCTCTGTATCCCACGAGAAATACACGCCAGAGATAGGCGTCCTGACCCTGCGCTTGCGGCCTATCCATTCACCCAGAATATCCAGCTGCTGGCCGATGGCGGTATCAATTTCGAAATCCTGAATCATGCCTGTCATTGCGGCTGAAACGTCGATTAACGGTCGCGTTGAGAGGTCAATGTGTGCAAAAAACTTAGGTTTCCCTGCGTGATAGTTCGTTATCCTGTCAGTGTATTTACTCATACAGACACTTCCAGATTAATGTCCGCAACCCTGCAGGATGCGGAGTGATCGAAAGCTATTACGATATTGGTCGCAGCCACTCCTGCCGAAGATGTCCCAATCAGCAATTCGGTAATGTCGTAATACCGGGCATTGCCTCCACTAACGACGCCCAGGTTAGCCGGTGAGTAAACGCGACTGAGAAGAACGCTGGCGCCGATTGCCAGAGAGTTAATGTAGGCAGATACAGCCGCCTTTATCTCTTCGCCAACCTGGGATGTGTAGCCCGTAAGAGGTTCGATAGTGATTTTGACGTAGATGGGTACATCGACCGGCCTTGAAAAACCTACCGGGTGAGGGTTTCCGTACTTATCAGGCACAACAATCACCGTACTACCGTAGGGTGTTACGCCCTGCCCTTTCACACCGCGAATGCTGTTTGCAATGACCGTCGCATCACCACCTTCGACAATGGCCGCGATTGAGTGCGGAGGCAGGCCATTTGCATCAGTGGTATCTGTATCGTTCTCATACAGCTTGTGACGGGTTACGCCGCTGATATTTGCTATCGCGCCATCTACCGCCTCAAACGGCGTCAGAGACGGTAAAGCAACGCTCTGTGATTGCCGGACACGCAATTCAGCATTTGTTTCGGCAGCAACGCCTACCGTAGCCGCTTGCGGGTTAGTTACTGATACCCAGCCTCGTGTCGGGGTGTTTATCTTATTAACTGACCCGGCAGGGGCGGCCACAGCACCAGCAACAGAACACGTCGCAGTAGCAATAACCGTCCCATCAATACCAATTGTCACCTGAGCAGGAAGATTCCAGATGATGCCGTTGGCATCTTTCACAGAGCCGTTTGTGATTAACGTTCCGGCCTCACCCTCGATCAGCTCATCGACCGTAGAATTTGTCGCAGCACGGCGAGTGATGCCGTTAATTTTGACGTTACTGGTTAATGCATCGTCCAGCGCCGTCGATGGAGAAAATGACCGGTAAACAGAAATGGCCGTGTTGTTCGCATCGTGAATGGCCAGAGCCACCAGAGCGACCATCTGGCCGTCTTTGCTGTCCGGGTCGAGATAGGCATCACTGCCATAAATCTGCTGAAAATAGCCGGTGATGGTGTCCAGAACGGTCTGATAGTCGGGCGCACTTATCCCCTCAGCGGTTACCGTTGCCGATAAGCCGAGAGATTCAAGGTCCAGAGCCATTACGCCTCCGAAGTTACTGTGGTTGTCCCGTAGATGGTTTCCACCGTTGCTGTGAACGTTACACGGCACGTGGTGCCGTCAACGGTGGTATTAAATGCAGTGATTGAGCTAACCCCCTGCGTTTCGAGGATCCGCTTACGGATAGCGAGGTTGTAGGTATCCGGCTTTTGCTTACCCAAAACGGACTGAATCCACGGCGTACCTTCTGTGGTGTCCAGAAACCACTGTCCGTACCAAAGCAGAAAGCGCGTTTTTATGGCCTGCGCGACAGCCTCTGGGGAGTTAACCAGCCAGGTATCATCACCCTGACCGAAGGTGTAATCCCCATCGTCATCTTCTCTACGGTATCGCATATCATCCTCCGAGTGGTGCTGTACTGCTGCCACCAGGCTCAACGCCACCATGCGTATGCTTATCGACGATTGAGCCATCCACCAGCTGCAGGCGTCCGTCAGAAAGAATTTTAAGCCCGTTCAGGTTAAAACCTCCTGGCGCCGTGCCGTCGATAGCCCCACTGGCGGGATTAAGGCTCAACTTTGTTTCCCCGTCATCGCTGCGCAGCTCTACCGCACTGGTGCTGATGCCGCCGATTTTCTTCGCCTGAGACTGCGGGCCGACAATGCAGAAGGCATCGGATAAATCATGCATGCGCCCGTCTACCGGCTCCTGTACACCCCCGCTTTGCCACCAGAAATCAATGCAGCGGTCGGCAAATATCACCAGGCATTCATCACCTTCTTTAACGGGAAAGGTCAGCGTACAGCCACCCCCGCGGGGGAAAACGACAGGAACGTCCACCAGCAGCGGGTAATCTTTCGTGCTTTTGTTACCGTCGTTATCTCGTTCGACGTAGCGGATTGCAGGCTGAACAACTGCAGTTACGGTATCCGGATCAAACGACTGGATGATGCCAGGTAGCGCTACGCGTAGTTGTTCGCTGGTAGTTTTTCGCTCTGACGCCAGAACCTCCGCCAGCGCACCACTGCGGGTTTTATCAGATACTGCCATTCGGTTTACTCCGGGCATAAAAAAACCCGCCATTGGCGGGCTGTTTATCTTTAGCAGGAATTATTCTATCTCAGAGTCAACTTTTATGATTATCTGACAATCTTTCTCTCTGAGTCCGTAAATATCAGCTAACCCATTATCTGAGCAGCCGGTGGTAGCAAGTTCTCTAAGAGCCCCCTGAGCAAAGTCATACCCATTTTCAGCCAATAGCTTCTGGCTATCTTCAGCTAAGGTTCCGCTTGTGGCTCCGTTACTTACAGCCTCCATGCCTGCGTTGCCTATGGCTATTTGCTGAATGGCGGTTTTGATTGTCGGTTTTTTTGCCAATTCTGGGTGTTCATTAATGAAGTCAGATACCGTTTTGGCATGAGCATTAAACGCAAGAAATACGAGAGAAAGAACAACAGTTATTTTTTTCATATAATCCACAGAGAAGTTAGGACGCTTAAGTATAATTGTTAATTACTTGAAGTTTTCTTGCACGGGAAAGACCCGATAATCTTAGGTGCATACATGCTGTTAGTAACCTTTAGATTTGGCCACACGAATCCCCGCAGCCCATCCGTTAAAGTCCCAAACATTCATGTGTGCTATAGGATTGCGAGAGTTAAATGCATATTGGGTACCCATCTTCCATGCGACATCACTTACAGATTTATCTCTGGATAGCGCGGTCCACTCCTTTATCCCTTTATAAATATATGCTTTGCAGTCATCTGTCGACCCTTTACGATTCGTGTAGGCATCCATATCCTCACACTCTTTAAATGTATTGCTCATGACATCTGCAAAATCGTCAATGGTCATTGAGAAGCGCCGACCATTCATAGCAAAGAAAGGCGTTGCTGATGCATAGTGCTGCCACTCAGTAAACCGCTGATGATCCATCAGATCAACAGCCAATGTCTCATACTTCCCTGGGGCTGCAATGGCTGCAAAAGACGCGACAGCCAACAAAACTACGGCGGCGTTTAATGTTCTCAATTTAACCCCACTGATTCATTGCCGTTTGACTTCTTAAATCCACCGCGCCACGCGCCTCACACATCATATCCATGTACCACGCCTGACCCCTTGTATCGCCAGTGTACATAATGCCACGGACAATATAAACGCCGTCAGTAGCAATACTGGCAGGCTGCGCAGTTGTGCCTTCAATGGTGATGTTTCCGTTGCTGTTCTGGTCAGTGATACGCCCTTGGGTCATGGCGATATCGTTATTCCCCAGTACGGTACGGAATACAGAAGCCTGATTCAGCTCGATCAGGCCATTAACGCGGATGTTAGGGTTAATCAGGCAGCGGACGTTAACGCCGCTACCAATGGTCTGCTGAGGCATACCCACAAGGCCGGTGGCGCTGTTCAGTTTAATGGCTTCGTGAACAACCTCATTTTTCGCCACCATTTCCCGCTTACCGTCGACAAACATCCAGTCAGCCTTGCATTGCTCGGCGACGTTATCCATCAGATGCCTGGTCATACCAAAAAGCACCCTGCCGCGAGGAAACACCGTTGCAGGCATTGCAGGGGTATTCCCTTCCGTGGCCCCGTTAGCGTTGAAGTCCTTCATGAGCACTGCATTGACGTCAGAGACCGTATAGCCAGCCGCCAGCGTCTGCGCAGTGATCGAGGTAGCGAATGCCCGGTCAGAATCAGCCGCCTGAATGAGGACAAAGCTATCAACGGGGTTATCTTTCCCTGTGATGGTGTACCGGATTTCCCCGTCGAAAATCAGCCCATAATTTCGACCATCCATCTGTCCGACTTCATCGGGATTTACTGTCCTGGCGACGCCTACCTGGCTGGCTGAAACGTCAGCTGCAATGCCATCGTAACCAGCGATAACCCTAATCCGGGAGAATTCCTCACCGATGATCCGGTTTACGGTATCAGCTGAAAGGTTATAGATTTTGAAAGTACCTACTCGCGTTTCGCTGCTGAGATTAAACCAGTCGATAGTAAAAGTGCTCTTGAAGCTACCAAAATCAGTGGCGTTCCCCTTCGAATCGACTAACTGCAATTCGAAGTGCCGCATCCAGTTCTGAGACATTTTTACTCCGTTACCGCATAAAGATGGCTGTAAATCCCCAAATCGGCCTCAGTGGGATTTTCGCTGGACTGGTTGTCACAGCCAACATAAAGCGAAAAGCCAAGCCCGAGATAGCGATGCTGCGCCAGCAGGTCGGCGCCGGTGATAAGCGGGATCCCCTTTATCAGGTCCGCACCGCTGCTATCCATAATATCCAGACACCAGAAAGCAGCACGCCAGGTCACAGCCATTTGCAGACTTTGACCTGCCACGGATATGGAGAATCGCTGGTTTTCCGGAGAAAGAGGGATTTCGCTGATCGTCATTTACCCTCCCGCTACAAAGCCACTTAACCGGCTCAATATTGATTCATTTTTTTGCACTGGCGTTTTCACCCCAGAGTTTTGCACGGCTGAGGTGCTCGCCCCTAACTTCATATTGGTCTTTGGCGCCACCTGCGTGGTGGTTGTGCTTGTGATAATCACTTCCCGGAGCGTCAGCACGGCAGAGAGAATATTTTCCGACGTCCTGTCGGTATTGACCTCAAGCGCACGGATCAACATATTGGTGTAAATCCGCTTACCGGTCACCACATCTAAAGGCACCCTGCTGCTCTGCAGATTTAACAGCTCCTGATAAGTCTCCTTCGGGCCAATACCTACGCTCAGCCCGAGAGAAGATGTATCTACGAAGTCAAGTAAGGAACCGCCACCAGCAAAACCGACCTGCATTACCACTTCCGAAGGACGCCGAAATGCATGGTCGGAAATTGCTGCGCCGACCTCTACGGGATGCTCAGTTATTTCAAGCGAGTCATCGTGCTTTTCCGAAATAACAACACTGGGGACTATCAGCCCGATCCGCCTGCTCTGCTGCTGAAAGAGAGTAGAAAGAATATCCATCATCCTGCTCCAGTTTGGTTATTTCTCAGCACTCTGGCATTAGCATCAAGCTGGCGGCGACTGACTTCCTGCCCAATTTCCTGAGCATTACCGCCATAGATGTTGTAGGTGTTTTGCTGATTCACCTGCGCTCCAGCAGCCTGATGGGCAAGCGGGCTATTCCAGTTCGAATACCCCTCTTTGCGGGCCATAGACTGCATGAGCATAGCCATCGTATTGGGGTCGGACAGGTTTAATGCTGCCGTCGGCGATACACCCATCCATCCAGCAACGTCACGGGCATATTTGGCAGGATCGTTGTTATCGGCCGCAGGTGCCCAGGTGCTGACGATATCCATGATAGTCTGCAGGCGGCGCCCGGTCGTTTTACCAGTAAAGTACCGCATGAGCTGGTTTTTCATGGCCTCCCAGCCTTCCAGCGCAGAACCAAACGCACGAAAACCACCACCGCCTACGGGCCGAATGTTGCCGGGGTTATTGTTGCGATCTGCAAGCGTATTCCCTTCGCCACGGAAGAAACGGCCTATGCTGCGCGGGTCAAATCCAGTCTTGTCCTTTATCCAGTCAGCTGCGCTATTGGCACTGTCAGAAACGCCGGGCAGCGCATCTGGCTGGTTACTGCCTTGTTTGAGAAGAGCCCTGCCAATGCTTGCAGCATCCGACCAGCGACCGTCCTTGATAGCGTTAAGCAGGTCGCCGATCATACTCAGCATCTTGCTAAACTCACCCATCTGGGTAATGAAGTTGCTGAAATCCCATTTCAAAGACCAGGATTTAGGGTCGATATTGAGCAGCTTTGCCAGCGCTTTTCCGAGATCGAGGACAGTCTGTTTCAGGTCACCGACCATCTTCAGTGCTGCGTCTACTTCAGGCTTCCATTTACCCCAGTCAATGAGGCTCTTACCGCCCTCCTTCCAGGTCTGGTAATCCTCCCATAGCAAAGCGATGGCAGCGGCAAGACCAAGAACCCACGTAATCGGCGATGCGAGCATAGCGCGGTTTAGCATCCACCATGCAGCGGTTAGCGCTCCAATTAATTCGATCAGCTGCTGCGACTGCTTATCAAGAGAGTCCCACCAGTCGCTTATACTCTGACCCAGTTGAATAAGGCGGTAAATTACCCTGCCTACCATCTCGCCAGCCCAGAGAATTCCTTTCACCGTACCGGTTATTGCGCCTTCAATTTTCGGGAAGTTTTCCAGTATCTGGCGGCGCAGCCTGTCGAGAGAGCCAGCAAGTCCATCAGCGAGACTGGAGCCGATTTTATCCCGCGCCATGCCTGCCATCAGCCCAAAGGAGCGCAGCGAGGTCATGAATTTATTGGAGCTGACGGCGGCCACATCGGCGTTATAGCCGATCGCCTTCGCCATCGCGGTGTATTCGCCACTAAACTGACCGATACCGCGACGCATTGCCATCAGGGTATTTTCATCCAGACCCAGCATCTGAGCGTACTGGTTCGCGCGGTAATACGGCATGCTGCTAAGACGCTGGCCGACGCCGGTAAAGATCGTCGCCATATCCCGCATGTTGCCGCTGGCATCACGCGTTTGAACCCCCAGACGGTTCAGGAAACCCTCAGCGCCGGGATTGTTACGCATGAACCGGGCAAGATTTTCGAGAGAGCCGCGGGCCCCGTCGACACTGCCGCCAACCTGACTAACCGCATACCCAATCTGCTTAATGCCCTCCACCGTCGCGCCTGTGCGCTGAGAGGCCCAGTACAGGTCGTCGAGACCGCTGGCAATTTTCGCGGTGAATGCAACGACGGAAAGAGCCGCCGCCTCAACTTTGACGCCCAGCTCAATCGCTTTAAGCGTTGTCCCGGCAACGACGGCATCGAATTTTCTGGCGCCAGCCTCATCAACTTTGAACCCAAGCGAGATCAGAAAGTCCTTGAGCGTTTCAGCGTTCATTAGCCTCTCTCCATTTCGCTATACGGTTTTCGTTATCGGCTTTCAGGTCCAGCCAGTCATTCATACGGGCAATATCAGCCAGGTCTACTGATCCATCTTTCAGGGCGGTGTAAGGGATAAGCCCGGCATCCACCGGGCGCATCAGGAAATCCTCACCTTCTGGCATGGATTCCAGGACAGGACCTATGGCTGGGTAGGCGTCCCGCTGCCGGGGAGTTCTTTCAAAAAATTTCCCAGGCTGTCGGCGACCACCCGCGCCACCAACTGCAGCATCGTGAACAGGTCGATATCGTCGAACATCAGCGCGCCCTGATCGAAAATTTTCACCCACCCTTTTTCATGCTGGCGCATAACAACGCTCAGACACGGATGAATCACCGCGTTAACGTCCTCATCAGGCAGCGCGGCCAGCGTATCGGCAATTTTCGGCAGTACGCTTTCCAGCACTGCACCAGAGTTACCCGCAGCGGCCTGCGCTTTCAGCGTGGAAAATTCACTAACGAGTCCGGCCAGCACCGGCAGCAATTTGCGACTTACCTTCAATTGCTGGAAAACATCGAGCTTTGCGGTTCGGTAATTAACGCCTTTGATTTCAAATTCCATCTGTTAAAACTCCCCAAGCAGCTGATCAATCTTGCCGCAGTCAAAGACCCAGGAGACCGTATTGCCGACTTTGGCGTTAGCGTGATCGGGTTGCTTCTGGAAAGCACAAGAACGCGCTGTAGTGGTATCACCTGATACTTTGTTGCGAATGACGATGACGTTATTGCCCCACGTCGCCGAGGACAGGCTCTGTGCGTTGTACATCAGCGAGAGTTTTTTGTTTACCGGGGAGGTTTTCAGCAAAGTTACCGTGATAGTGCCGCTCTTTCCGGCGTGCAGGCTGTGCATCACCTCGCCATCGGCGCCGATGGTCATGGTGTTTTTTGCCTCTGTCATTGTGACAGTAATGCCCTCTTCGGCGTTCGCTGAGCCGTAGCCAAGCTCAACTAACCCGGTAGGCCCTGCGAGAGAGGCCGAAACATCAAGAAACGAATACGTAGACATCTATGGCTCCTTAGCGCACGACCGTGATTGCGACGGTGCCGTAATGAACGGCTCCGGCCAGTTTCCCGGCAACCTGAATTGGCACACCTTTCCGCGCTTCGCGATCGACCTGAAGCTGGTCATCAACGTTTTCTGCCCAGGTGTAATAGCCCTTCGTCAGCATATCGCCGGTATTGAGCTGGCCAATCGGGCCACCAGTCCATTTACCCGGCGCAAAGAGACCGTTTTGCACAGCCTTATCGAGCACCAGCTCAATGTTGGCGATACGGGTTGTGGTACCGGCGTCGGTCTGGGGTATTTTGGTTGTGCTCGTATAGAGCGTGTTGTAGTCAGCCGTCTGTACGGCGTTCTGCAACCAGTCGAGGCCATGGCGCTCGTCGAAGAAATCGCCGTTTGCCATAACGCCTTGTTCAAGAATCGCTGTATCGTTTTCGTAGTACACGTAAACGTTGCAGTTCTTCGCTTCCAGGTTGTTAGCCTGCGAGGTGCCCAGGGTTTCGTAGGTAACGCCCGGCAGTTGTTTAAACTTGAGGGTGATCGTCGTGTTGCTTCCGGTGAAGTCAACAGTAAACGCACGCGCAAACGAGGACAGCGCAGCATAGCGGCTGCTGGTCGAGTACTGGATAAAGGTACGGCTGTATTTCGCTGCTTTCAGCTTGGAAGCCAGATCCGTCGTGGTAGCCGCGTCAAGAATCGTTGAATCAGCCGAGGTAACGCCAAAGATGCGGGATACACTCGCGGCTTCGATAGCCGCCGCCACACTGATAATGTCGGTGTCGGAAGGATAATCAGCTACCGGCACGGCAAGATGAAGGCCATACCATGAATTCCAGTCCAGCAAAGCGTTAACCGCCTGCAGGAGGCTTTCTGCGCTGCCTGTTTCGCCAGTGGACAGCGTTTTCGCCCAGCGACCGACATACACAAGAGTCGGCTGCGGTTGCTGGGAGAACCAGATAACAGCCGCTGCATACTCCTGGCTGTCTACACCAAAGTCATCGCCGATATCATCAGCGCTGGAGTAAAGGCGCAGCCGCTCAGAAATCGGAATAACAGTTGAGTCGCCCAGGATGAGCATTGAGCCAAAATTGCGCCCCTGCGCGGCCCGAGCAGAAAGCGTCACCGTCACGTTAGCGATACGGTTAAGGGGAAGCCCTTTTTCCATGTTAGTCTCCGGTAACTATCGTGACGTTAGGGTCAACGACAGATTTAACGTTGTAGGTACGGGTGTTTTTGCGGGAAAGGGTCACGGCAAGGTCATACCGGCGCACCCACTGGTTGTTGATCAATTCGGGGAGGTTTCGTATATCATCAGCGCTCACCAGCGACAAACCTGAGATTCGTCGCAACGTATCTGCGTTTTGATCTACAAACATTCCGTCGCGAAACCGCGTGGCCATTCCGGAACCGCCGGGGCCATAGAAACAGAAAAGCACCTGGATGCTCTCCCATGACCATTGTTCGCTCTGCTCTTCGCTTACCTGGACATTTGCAGGAGTGCCGGGGCGTAAGAGCGTGGAGAAGTTAAACCCGCACCACGTCTCACCGTTCGGTGGTATTTTGGACTGGGGATCGGTAAACCGGGGCAACACCAGGTTAACCGCAATCCCCGTCACGCCTCTTACCCAGCGACTCAGTTGCTTTTCCAGCTCCTTATCGTAATCAGGAGCATCCCCAACGGGGGTAAGATACCCAGGCTCTGTGCTGTCGTTACTCAACGGGAATCCCTCCGTTAAACTCCAGCAGCTCGCAATGTGCCTGCACGAACCCGGCACCGTATCGGGTGTACGGATCGACAAAGGTCACGCGGTACCGTCTGCCGCTGTATAAAACGATATCAGCGTCGAGTTCTGGCGTTGAGTCACTGGCAGGCATCCCCTGAGTTAGCCTGAACTGGGTAACGATGAGGATGGCGCCATTGATGTTTTGCCCGGCGGCCATTCGCTTAGCCTCAAGCGAGCGATCGACGGTTACGACACCAGAGAACGGAATGGCCTGCGCGGTATTGGTCGGAAAATTATCTTCGTCCACCGTCTGCACCTGTCGATAACACACCAGAGACAGGTCGACAAAGTCCGGATCAAGCAGAACATCAGTCACATCGAGAAACGGCATTATTTTTTCCTCACAACATACTGAATCGCTCTGAAAAGGAATCCGCGGGCACGCAACGGCTTGTCGCCAGGGATAGGCGGTTTCATTTCTCTGCGCTTCTTGATGGTCTTTTCAGATAGTGGGGTCAGACGATCGCCTGCCTCAATGACAGCCTTTGAGGCATCACGCGCAATCTGGCCTGCGGCTTCAAGATGCATCGACGCCACATCTGCCTTACCTTCAAGCGCAGACTGAGCGGCCAGCTTTAAACGCTCGGTCGTTTTATCCCGGGAATCCTCAATACCCATGTCCAGAAATGGCCTTGGCGGCAGAGTAACGGTCTCACCGTCTATCTCTACGGTTGCCCCGGTGGACTGGAGATACCCCAGCTCAGCGTTGCTCAGCGGCGCATCATCGCGCGGAGGACCTGCCGGGATACCAACCAGTACATCAGTGCCTGACAGCTGTTTCAGCGCATCCAGAACGACACTGTAATTGTCTTCCCGAATTGTGAGCCCGCTTTTCATTCCGGCGTCCCCAGTTGAACCGCTCCGGCACCAAACATCATCAGGTATTCCCAGAACTCCGATCCGTAACGGGAGTTGTTCCAGAAACCGGCATTAGGGTCCAGGGTTGCGCTTGCGTCATAACTGGCTGAAACCTTATCCACTGATTTCGCGGTCTGTATGCCGCTATTTACGCCACCAGCAGTACCCACAGCTACACCACGCATATCGGCGGCGTAAAGGTACATGTAGTGCGCAACATAGAGCCCGACGATGTAGGGAAAGATATCCACACCAAAGCGCGACTCACTCAGCAGGGCATCAGCAAAATTCAGTCGAGCCTGGATCATTGGCGTGGGGTACTTTGTTTCGTCAGCGAACTGCGGAAAGGTTGCCCTGAACTGCTCAGGCGTCGGCAGACTTTGATTTCTTGCCATTATTGGTAGTCTCCGGCAATTGCGCTTCGAGTTCAGCAATACGCGCATCTTTCTCGGCGATTTTTGCTTCCAGCTCAGCAATTCGCGGGTCTTCTGCAATCGCTGGCGCTTCGCCATCCGGTGAACAGTGCGCTTTTACGAACCAGTGATCAGCAACCGTGTCATCGACGTCGTGGAAGCCAACCGGGAAATGCTTTTGCTCTTTGCCGTCGTTGAAGTTAAACGGGGAGAGTACGTAAATCTTTTTCATTGCAAGTCCTCATGAGCGGCCCTTTCGGGCCGCCGCAGGTTAGATGCCGTCGACGTAGGCCAGAGTTTCCGGATAAACCGGCTCTACTGCACCCAGCTTGCCGTAATAGGTTACGAGCTGATACAGGCCGCGATACTGGATCGGCACGCTCATCAGCGGAACCATCGGGAAGCGAACGTATTTCTTGTCGTTGGTGTAGAACATCATGCGATCAGAGTTCGACACGCCACGACCTTTCGCCCATTTCACCGGACGGATGTTCAGAGGACGCCCGTTCTGGTGGTATGCGATGGTGTTGGTTTCCAGATAGGTCAGCAGGGACTGGTTACCAGCGCTGGATACGATGGTGCTTGCCAGCAGAGAGAACTGCTCCGGCGGGATCAGCAGGTCCGTCGGTACCATGGAGTAAGCTGAGTTGGCCCACGCAGCACTCAACCCGGCATTAATGCTCGCCCGGATTTCGTCAGCGGTGGAGGTCGCCCAGGTCTTCGCGGCGTTGGTCGGCGTTACCTGTGCCAGGTTCAGCAGGCCTTTAACGTTCAGACCGGAATCGCCGATATAAACCTGCTCGTCCGTGTCCATGTTCCACTTCAGCTGCATGCCGTCGTACTTCTGCGTGTCGATCGGGCGACCAACCTGCGCAGCTGCCTGCAATTCAGGAACGGTCCAGCCAAGCTCCATACCCCACAGTGTGAGCGGGAAGCCAGTTTTTGCGATGTCGACGTTAAGTCCAGCCATCGCGGTCGCGGCTTTGCTAAGCCAGTTTTTGCCGTTGGCATTCGGCGTACCGGCAGCAGCAAAAGTGGTGTTAGTGAACGAGCTGATCTCATCAGCAATAGACACGTCTTCACGCAACTGGATATCGCGCGACCAGGTGAAATTCACCAGCGGCAGATTCAGTGTCTGATCGAGACGCTCCAGCTCATGGACAAGAAAGGCACCAGTGCCGTCGACTGTCGCCTGGTCAAATGTCATTGGCATTTGCGATTTCCTTAAATATTGAAGGCCAGCTCAATGTTGCCGCTGGTGTCGCCAGGGCCATTGAAGTAAGCGTTAGTGATCTGGACGGTATTCGAGCCATCAGCGGCGGCAAGGAACGCGCCGAGAGGGCTTGAGGCGGATGGTGTGGCCACTCGCATGTAGACCGGGCCATGCAGCGCAACGCTGGATGCATCCACGCCGATGTTTACCGTGACGTAACCACGTACCAGGCAATCGCCGGTGAAGTTTTTACCGCTGCCTACCTGCTGGACTTTATCCGGCTGGCTGGCGGTCGGATACGGACGAACGTAAATGCCCACCAGCACCGACGCTGTATCGCTCGCAGCGATTGGCACAAATTTCCCGGAGGAAATCTTGCCGCCAAGGCCGTAAGCGGGGAAAAGGTTGGAGGAGTCCAGCAGTTGAGGTTCAACCGTCAGATCCTGCGGACGAGAAATTGCCCCGGCGATGCCCGCTGGCATCCGGTAAAGAAATGTATTACCCATTGGTTAGCCTCGTTTAGACCAGAAATCCTGCGCGGCCTGATTCATACCGGCAATGGTTTTAACAGTGGTGGCAGTCTGCGTTTGCAGGCTGTCGACGGTTTTGGTATTGCGGTTTTTCGCCAGCTCAGAAACAGCCGTGAAAGCCATATCCACCGTGGCTTTTTTCAGCTTGCTGATATCGGCATCACCGACAATAGAGCGCACCAGAGATTGATCGGCAGAGGCAAGCACCTGGCGCTTGAATGCTGTCGGCTTCGCCTTTTCTGGCAACTGGATGCCTGGCTGAATGAGGTCAGCGCGGTAAGCGGCGTCGCCGGTTACTTTGCCTTCCTTCTCGTCCTTCTCTTCCGGGTCTTCATCACCAGTCGATTTTTCCTGACGCTCCATGCCTTCCAGCTTATCCAGACGGGCAATGATGGCCTGCGCCCAGGCTGGGACGTCTTCCTCTGCATCACCCGTACCAGGCAATGCCGGGCCGGGAAGCGGATTTTGCGGCGCAAGGTTAATGATCACTCCGCCGGGCGTCATAGAGGTCGATACATCGTTATCGCCCGTGACATCATCAGGCGGGTTGTCGATAAGATTCGCCATTTCGGCGGCATCGTTGGTTTTACGGGCCTTCAACAGCCGGTTAAACCAGTTTTTAGTAGTGCTCGGCATAGCGTCTCCCAATGCACAACGTGAACCAGCCCGCCCGTTAGGGACAAAGGCCAGATGATTACCGGTTATCGCGTACTGCTCTGCGATGCCCGGCGAGATTTGTCGGTAGTCAGCGTCATAACCGCAGCTCACCTCTTCGTCGCCGTTCTCCACTGCCTGAATGGCCTCAGGCGTTTTGGCAATGACGTCCGCCAGCAGCAGGTCTGATTTATCACCCGCGCCTCGGCGAACGTTCTGGATGTGCCCGTTAGAGAGTTGCCGCCAGTTTTCTGGCGTGACGAAGATGATGTTTCCGCTGAAGTCTTTGGGGTGGCCTATCGTGACGGCCATACCCTCAAACGATGCGATAGTGCGCTCGCTGAAAACTTCTTCAGGCGTGCGCTGTACGGTTATGAGTCCGTGGCTATCAGGCTGCAGGTCAGGCAGCTCCTCAGCGCCATATACCTGCTCACCAGTCCTTGCGATCGGGACGTCCTTAAACAGGACTGACCCATCAGCAAGTTGAAATCGAGTATTGCCCAGGCGGGTTTTAAAGAAATATTTCATGGGTTACCTGCTGAATTGCGGGCATTGAAAAGGCCGCTCATTGGCGGCCTGTTATTTTACAGGGTCAGGTATTTGCACTTCCGACCAACACTTGCAGTTAGGCAGGCACCCGGCGTGTCCGGTCATGCCATCGAGCGTTGGCGGGCTATCCCAGCGCACAAACTTATCTTTCATTTTTCGGTGTGATGGCCTGGTGCCTGCACCTTCAATGCGCCACCAGTACCCCTCAGAACCAACGGACAGCGCCCGAGCCTGAGTCAGCGCGCCAGTTGCGCGCCCTATCTCGGTGCGGGCTATCATCCGCGCCCTGCTGGCCGCCACGTCGCCGGACTGCATGATCATCTCGTAAAGCTGATCGGGACGCTCACCATGGATGACAGCCTGTATCGCACGCTCCTGAATCTCCCTGACACGTCCGGCCGCCTCTAATGGCAGAGACTTCATATAGCGAATCTGCCGGTAAACGATGTCTTGTGCCACCATGCCGACAGGAGTGTTACTAATCACGTCACGCAGACCAGCGGATATTTCTTCCGAAACAGAACGCCACTGATTCCACTCTTCACGCTCCACCTGGGCAAACATCTTTCGACCGACCATTTCGGCCCAGTCGTCGATCACCCCGGAGTAGTCAACAAGCGATTTAGCAATGCTCTCAGCGCTTGCCTGTGAACCATCGTAGGAACCCGTGACGATTTGATTTATCTGGTCGACTATCGCCAGTAGGCTTTTCTGATACTGGACCTCCGATCGGCGGCGGAGGGCTGGTTTCAGATTCAGTCTCCTGCCACTGTTTCGCCGCATTCTGGATATCCTCATCGCTAATTGAAGCACCGATGCCGGTAACGTCAGACAGTTCGCGCAAATCGGTCAGAGCAGCAGCCGGCGACATTCCCAAATCACGCACCGCGGTTGCCAGGGCGGTGGTCGTGTTGGTCGCCACCGTGGAGCGATCGGTGTCGCTCATCTGCCACAGGGGGTTAAACTCAAAGGTGAAATCTTGCGGCAACGGCTCGCCAAACTCTGAGCGATGCAGTACATCGAATAACAGGCGGATGTGAGGCCGTAAATCTCGCTCCTGAAGCGTTCCCACGTCGTCGTAGTAGTTCGCGAGGTCAGCGTCACCGGTTGAAAAACCCTTCGGTGACTGGCGGAACAGACGGACAAGAGGAATACCAACAGCACCCGCGATATCCTCTTTAAACTCGCTAAGCAGGTCAGACAGGCCCGCGAAAGAATAGGAATGTGTTTCAAATTCGTCCTCCGAATCAAACAGGGACATACCCTCGTTCGTCTGGTACTGGCGGACCATTTCCATATTCTTGATAAGCGCTTCAAACGCCTTACCGCCCGTGGCAATAATTTCACGCAGCTTTTTAATCTTTGCCGTTCGCAAATGTGCCTTGTAGGCAAGCTGGGCGGCGCCGACGCTGGTGCTATCGTAGGAAGTCAGACGATCGAAGATGCGCTCGACAATGGACATACCCCACTCGTTTTCGGTGATTTTCTGCTGGTAGGGCAGTTTCACACCATCCATGCGGATCAGTCGGCTGTGGTGAACAGTCCACGCAGGAAGCCCCTGCGCCGTTGTCACGATGTCATAGAATTCAGGCTTGCCGAGGTTAGGGCCAAGCGCCTTAATGCGCCTGGTGAGCTGTGGGTTAATCATCCAGCGGTCAAGTACAGCCAGACCTTTAAAGCTGCCCTTGCCAACCTTATCCAGCACCAGCGGCGTCAGCGGTGCCTGACCTTCAATCAGAATCAGCGCCACCGCCCCGCCATACAACCGGGACCATTTCAGCGTCTCGTTGATGCAATCCCAAAGCTGAAGCTCATCGAACCGCGATTCAAGAATGCCACGGCGTTTCGGGTCTATCTCACTGGTGATCCGCACGCCCTTTTTGGTCATATCGTCCGCTTTCGAATCGACTGCGGCGCCAATAATCCAGGAGGAACGATAAGCCCACTCGATGAGCAGGCGGTTGCGGCTGGTATAGTTCGCCCTGTAGGTCGATGCGGCATGCTGGTTAGGCTGCTGCATACCTACACGGGCAACAAAGTTATCGTACGAATCCGCCGTGGCGACTCGTCCTGTTTTCTTCGCCATGGTGACTATTCTCCGGCTTTTTCGGTACTCGTGGCGGATAGGATAATTTGTTAAAAAACGACCCGATTTAACATAATGACTGTTACCCGCACCAGCCGGATCCCTCCCATGATGAAATGTCCGCCAAAGGCTTATTTATCGGGGTTAAGTGGCTAAAAGCGCGTGAATAAAACATGCATAAACAGGGTCGAAAAATGAATAGCGTGAATTTTGCGTGAAACGGTTATTTCCAGGTATTTAGCTGTTTCCCAGCGCTTCCCAGATATCCATTGCCGTATCGGTTGGAGCAAACGCCATGATGAACGCGTCGGCCACGTTCGGCGATGGTACGTCACGCTTGGCGAGGTCTTTCTTGCTTTCCACCATCACGCGACCGTTTTTGTCGAAATCTCGGTGCGGGGTGGTAAGTTCCAGCTTGAGCTTTTCCAGCAGCGGACAGGATGAGTCAATGCTAATCAGCTCATCTACCGGGTACTGCTCGCCGTTCTTTACCGCGTTGAAGGTGTTACGGAAGCGATCCGCTACCAGCCACCAGGCTTGCGCTTTGAGGTTGGCGAAAAAATCTTTGTTCGGGATGCCAATGTATTCATAGTCCGGCTCATTCACACCAGCGCCAGCGTTGAAACGCTGATAGTTGATGCGGGATGCGTTCATGTTTTCGCGCTTACGATCCTCATTAATTTCTGAGAATTTCGCGCCAGCAGATGCCCCAACGCCGATTGAGTCGTAGACGATATCAGCATCGCGCTCCAGTGCTGCCTGATACGTACGCTGGCAGCTCTTCAGCAATTCGTCTTCTTTCGCCTTCCACTCATCCGCCCAATACACGACGGAGCCGTGGCGATAGACGTTAGCGCACTTATCGGCGCCGCTATCGGCGACGTCGAAGCCAATACGCTTACGCCCGCTTGGCTCGAAATTAAGGACTTTGTGGGCATCAACGGCCGCCTCAATCCATGACAGCTTGATAATGGCCGCATCATCATCCGACTCTGGCACGCCTTCGTAGACGTGCTTAAACCCATCCGGATCCCGGCGCTTAGCGGCTTCGATAACCTTCAGCATGGTGTCGGACAAAAAGGGGTTTTCATCGTAGTTGATTTTGCGTATCAGCGTATCTTCTGGCGGGTCGACCACAAAGTTACGCCAAACGAAATCAGTCACCAGTCCGGGGTTAAAGATAAACCAGCACTCTGATCCCTCTTTGCGGATAGTAGGCTCCAGTATCTTCCACTGGTATTCCGTCAGTGCATGGGCCTCTTCAAGCCACAGAACGCTGATACCTTCCAGAGACTTAATCTCTTCAATGTTGCGCCAGAGCCCATAAAACACGAATTCAGACCCGGTCACCCGGTTAATGATTTTGTTGTTCAGAATGCGGAAACGATGACGCAGGCCAAAGCGGTCAATCTGAATTTTGAGCAGGGTATACACCGACTCTTCAATTTTGTTCTGGATCTGACGCGCACAACAAAAGCGAAGGCTGTATTTATTCGACAGAAATATGGCGATACCAGCGGCATCCCATGATTTTGACGATGACCGGCCACCATAAAGCACTTTGTTACGCGCCTGCGTCGTCCAGAAGCTACGCAGGACCGGATTCAGCGTCGGTTTGAATGTCAGAGTAGAAGTCATTGAGGTCACGCTCTCCGTTGCCATCATCAATACCTGCATCACGGCGAAGACGATCGGCCTCCAGCGACACCTTATCAGTAGCAGCCTTGCGATAGTCTGTATCAGCAAATATTTTGCCTACCGTCGCAAGCGTGCCGACGATGGACTCAATACGAACGGTATTGCGCATCATCGCCTTCTCGGCGGCGCTGATATTTTCCATCAGCACCTTTCTTTCCTGGTCCCCTTCAGCATCTTCCAGCTTGGTCAACCACCGGCCAATATTCTCTGCGGCGACAAGGTTGTTAGCCCGAAGGCGAAATAATTCGTCTTCGAGTGTCAACGCTTTCGCGTCTTCAATGACCTCATCTTTAAGCAAAAGGCGGCGGGCGTAACCACCATGCTTTAACGCCTGCTGGTTGCCGGGTTGAAATGGGTTAGTCGGTGGATCGGTACGCACCCCGCGTATCGGTTTCGTATCTGGTGGAGGTTCGGCTTTCGGTTGCGTACTTTTTTGCGTACGGCCAGAGCTGGCAGGCTTTTCGCTGGTACGCGCCTTACTCTTTTGCGTACCACTTTGCGTACCATTTTTGCGTACCTGCGTACTGGCCTTGCGTACCCAGTCAAACTTTTTAGCCCTCTTCCTGATAGCCCCTTCAGTAACGCCGTATTTATCGCCTATATCACGGAGACTAAGGACTCCGGCCCGGTATGCCGATTCGATGGCCTCCCAGTCCGGTGTTGCCATAATTTTGTCCTCGCCTTGACATTATCGAGCCACCTCTGGAAGTGGCTCTGTAATGCCCTACTGACGTTTTGATTCTGCTTGCCTGATGTCAGCTTTATCCCGGTTGCACTGCCCCAGCGCTGATAGCAGACTGACGTTTAAATCCAGGCTCTGTCCCCACGTCAGGTTGTCGGGGATTTCCGGTTGCGGGGTGTCAGCCGTCAGGCTGGCCGGTAACGGGACCACCGGCACCTTGACGTAGACCGTTCGCGAATTGTTGCAGCCGCTTAACTGCGCCAGCAGGCACAGGGCGATTAGTGCAGTCATCATTCGCAACAGCAACCCGGATATCAGCCGAGGCTCCCGATGCGTCCAGTGCGATCTGCTCTTTTGCATGCTGATTGGCCTCGACGATGGTGTTGAAGATGGTCATGGTGGTCAGAACGTTGGATGTGATGATCTGGGCTGCGTTTACCTGTTGCTCTGCATTATCGGCTCGGGTTTTCTGCTCAGATGCAGCGTTGTGGTAATGCATTACCAGCCACCCAAGGCAAACCATCAGGCAGATCACAATGGCGCTGATAATGGCGGTTAACCGGCTCATTTCACACCATCCAGGCAGAGCTGTTTCTCTGCGGCGCGACGAGTCACAAGGCCGGGAAGAACTTTCCCACCACCGTACACCCAGCGAGAGAACTGGTTACATGCCTGCGTAACCTGACCTTTCACGAGTAGTGCAAACAATGTCGATTTCTGCATATTGGCGCAGCCTGCATTAAAGGTGATCGACGTTACCGCTGAAAATGTGTTGTCGCTCAACCGTCGGCCATTGCCATAGGTATTTACGCAACGCTCGGCCTCAAGGATGTTTCTTTCCCAGTCAGCGGCGATCTGCTTGTCAGTTTTGCGCACACCGGGCTTAACTCCGTGCGTGTTCCCGATGCCATCGGTGAGCACAGCTGCCGGGCAGACATACGGATCACGCCGACAACCTTCAGCATTACCAATCAGCTCAAGCCCCCGTTCGTTGGTTCGCACGTGACCGGCATTCAGCACTATTGCGATAATCGCTGCCACAGAACAAACCGCGCCGGTGGCACCAGCTCTTTTAGTCAGTTGCGCCATCGTTATTTATCCTGTTCATTGATTCGGTGATCACTTCAGCGGACGATGGGCGCTCACGAACCGGTTTCTGCTGTACGCCATGGAGATAATCAGCGAGTAACTGCGTTCGCTTACTGTCTTCGTTACGCTCTTTCCGCGCATCCATTCTCCCCAGCACAAACGACGCGAGAGAAATCACCACGCCGATAAAACCAAAGAGGATATAAACCATGTCCTGTGTAGTGATCCCCAGCATTGAGGCAACAGCAGCCAGCCACGCAAAGAAATGGGTAACGATATTCTCGTTCTGGTTGTTCATTTTCATGGCCTCTGACCTCCGTTGATGACGGATGGCGCTTTGTGATGTGGGAAATAGCCGCCAGAAAAACTCACGACTAAAAATAATGTGGCCGAGGTACTGGCGGAGAAAATGGAAAAGGCTACCAATACTGGTAGCCTCTAGGGAATTCTATACGCGAAATTACGTCGGAAGATGTTGTTTTGGCCCCTCCCATTCGAAGGCATCAAACGTCTTTTGAATTATAGACTTCAGTTTTTCCATCGACTCCGGTGACACATCTACTTCACCAAAATGACCATCTGCCATTGTGCATCCAAACTTTGTTCCATTTAAACTACTCAGAATTAACGCCCCTTGAGGGGCAAAAATAGAACCGTTATTCACTGGTTGTAAGCTTAAAGGTTGCGGAGATCTACCTGCGCCTAGGCCACGAGCCCTATCCTCTAAATGCTGAGTTGAATTCCTTACCCCCCTCAGGTTTGGAAAATCAGTAGCTATCTGAGTATGTAGCAGTTTGATTTCCTGTGGAGACCCCGATTCATCAGATATCGCTTTTAAAAATTTATCGATGGTATCCAAAGCATAAAGAAATGACTTTGCATGCAAAAAAATAATTCTATGGCGATGGGATTGTGGGAACTCGCCATGTTGCCATTTTTCTCTTTTTAACCGAGCACCTACTTCGAAGTTTAGTTCATCGGAAAACTCATAAAGTGATAATCCAAGCTCTTGGCGAACCTGATGCGTTAACTCTTGCCTTTTTTGGGCGTCTTTTTCCCGCTGCTCTAGAGAATAATCAGCAAGCCTAGTGACTCTAGCTCTTTCCAACTCAAATTCTAACTCAAATAAATTTAATGATACATTTGCATCATAAAACGCTGATTCTAACTGCCTTAAAAGCCCGTTAAACTTCCAGGCAACCTCCCGGTCTTCAAGATTTATGCCGGTGCCAGGTTTAACTAATTCAAATATATACATATGCTCGCCCTATAGATACTAGCCGAACAAAAATTATATCATTTTTTAAGCATTATAGTTTTTTTTTCAAAAATTCATCACCAGGCGGTAAGGGAACGATGGTAATGCTGGCCATCCTGAAGACAATCCCCTGCTTTGGTCTTGCCGCTTTTGGCGCTGTTGACGCGACGCCCACGATAAGTTGGGGCATGAACCCGTCATCAGGTCAGGCCATCATCTGGTGCTGGTTGACGGAATCGAACCGCCGACATCCTGCTTACAAGGCAGGCGCTCTACCTGCTGAGCTAAACCAGCAAATTGCGCATTTTGTGATGCAAATCACCATGAAACCCTAGCTTCCGATAATCGGAAGGTGTATATTAATTACACAGGCAAGGGGATAAGCCCCAGCCAATATCACAAAGGTGATTCCAAATGCGCATCCTCAACACTTTCAAAAAATATCAGGCCGCCAAAAAAACAACCCTCATCGTTAACGGCAAATTCGACAAAGCGGCAATCATGCGTGCAGCATGGGAAGAAGCTAAAGGATTCGCCTCTCTTCCGCAGAATGCTGGGCGTAAAGCTTGTGAATTCTTTGCTGCCGCCCTTAAATCAACCTGGAAACTTGCTAAGGCGTAATATGAACATCGAATCTTTTATCGCCGCTGGAAAGGCTGCGTTCGGGAATCACTTCGTCACCGAGATGGCGGAAAGACTTTCTGTTAGTGACCGAACGGTCCGGCACTGGGTAACAGGTAAGTATGCACTGCCATCTACCATAGGTGCGGATGTGCAACGTGTGCTTCATTCCCGCATAAGCGAAATTAACGAGGCCCTCAAAATGACTACTGAAAAATTCCTGATGAACCCCTTTACCGGTTCAGTCGACACGGAGGAAAACTGGCTGGCTGAAATGCCAACCTGGGACGAGGACCCGGCAGAATGCAAACGCCAGTTCGACACCCTTGTCGAGGTCGTTAAAAACGAAGATGGCGACTGGGTTGAGGCATAAAATTTCCGATCTGGTTCAGGGCTCTGCGCGGAAGGGCTTTGACGTGTCGTGCAGCACGTCTCTACCCAAGAGCCCTGACCGGATTGCAGAAATGACAAAGCCCAAGGGGGTTAGCCTTGGGCCTTTAATTTTTTCTTGCTGCTCAGTTCGCTTTAACGTCCCGAGCCTATCACAATTCAAGCACTTTCCGCGCAACTATTCAAGTAAAATCTGTCGCCATTTGTGCCAAACGCGTCACACATTGGTGCGTAAAGCATCGATTCTGCTAAATTTAGCCAAACATCAACCCTGCTCTCGCAAGTCCTCAAGCACCATTCTGGATGCTTTTCGTTTAGCTCTTTTGCCATGGCCTTCTTGCTCATGCGATAAACATACCGATCCTTGATTAGCTTATAGAGAGCTTTATTCCCGGAGCGCACAAGCTCGGTGCTAAGCACTGAATCAATTTTCAATCCCTCCTCGTCAGTACAAAACGCCAGGCCGCTTTTATTTTTACCGCTGAGGATTTCCTTGAAGAAGGCTTCCAGTTCAGGTTTGGTAATACCCGATTTCTTCATACGGCGCAGTGCGTCATTGATAGCAGTCTTCGTTATCTTCCCGGATGCCAATAGCTGGTTAAACATGTTGCCGCCACTACCGCCTCCAATGTATGACCAGCGGCCCCACATGCGCAGCTTTCCCTGTATCCAGATGCTTTCCAGCGTACGGAGGCGAATCATTTCACCTGACTTACCAACTTCAGAAGGGTTGATCATACATTCACCTCATTTTTGGTATTGCTCTGGCCAGCAGCAAACTGCGCCAGTGACATAAATGCGCGGCCCTTAGCTTCGAGTTCCGCTCGATTGATGTAACTAAACCGCTCGCCAGCCCATGACTTATCAAAAACGACAATGGCGCCAGCGAAAAACGCACTGGTCGGCCTTTGTTTGTCGTCAGCTGGCTTAAACCACTCGGGCAGATCGAAACCAATTCGCCCACGAATAAAACAGACGTGATCCGCATCTTCCGGCCACCACGTTTCGCTTGTGGCTGACTTCACTAGGAAGACATAGCGACCGCCCTTCTCGCGTTGTGCAGCGGCGTAATTCATGATGTGCGTCATGCCAGTGATGGCTTGCTTTTCGTGGTACTGAGAGCGGCTGTAAGGTGGGTTTCCGTAGGCTGCGCCACCGATTGAGGAAAGCATTTCCGACCAGTCCTGTGTCAGCGCGTTATCTTCTGCGGTGTACCAGACAGGACATTTTGCATTGCTGTCGTCTGCGAACAGGTCCAGCATCAGCGGACCATACATCGCGTTAATACCCCAGAACAGCAGATCCGGAGTCCGCCACTGGTCGCCGACCTCTTTCAAATAGTGATGGGGTGCTGAACGCAGTGCTGTAAGGGCTTCACAGTAAAAATTAGTCATTCACGGTCTCCCCTAATTCCAGGAGTACCTGACTCATTAACTCAGCCTCAGTACCGAACTTTTCTTCCCATGACTTACGGCCAGCATGAATTGCAACGCCGTAGCCACCGGTGCGGTGATGCGCATGACATAGCGGAATGACATGGAAGTTATCAGCGCGGACAGACAAGCCAGTACCAGAACTGCAGTGATGGATTTCAGCAGGCGATTCGCCGTAATTGAGGTTCCGGCATACGATGCAACCCAGCGCAGCCACGCGGCTCAGATGGAGCTTTTCAGCCTTGGTTTTGGATTTGCTCATATCGCACCGCCCTGGTACGACAGACAAGCAGAAACACCAGCGTTAGTTATAGCCGGTGTCAGGGGGTAAATCTTTTGAGGGTGTTTCTTCTGCGCCATCGGTTTTTCTCCGTGGCACAGCAGTCGATAAGCTGGGTTGTTCAGACCCATCAAGATTATAGGTCAGGTTCACTCAATAAAAAAGCCCTCTCCGAAGAGAAGGCTTTTCATTTTTTTGCTCGGAAAACAGAATTGACGACGCAGTAGACAAGACCACAGATATGGGGCATCGAGCATCCAGCGAAAATCTTCAGGACCTCATCAGATAGCCCCAGAAACCCAAGCCCCACACAGATAAATACCGCATTCACTACAACAACTTGCACAATTATTAAAATCAGCAACGTTATTGCATACAAATCTTTGATCCGAGTGTTTTTAACTTTGTGCGCCATGTGTCCCCACTTGGCGCCGGGGTAAAGTTGTCAGTTGTCCAGACTGACCAGGTAATTATGGATGGCTGATGCTTATAAATCAATGGACAACTAATGGGTAAATTCCTTGGGAACAGGAGATACACCAGATAGAGAAATTAAATCAGGCAACTCATTGCCATGTAAAGTTCGCCCAACACCAACCGCGTAGACTTTGCCATCTACTGGAATCAAATGAACATCATATGAACGATTGAATTGTGCGTTTGGCGGCCGATGACTACTGCCTACTGATGATTCAAAAATAGTCAACCTGCTTTTTAATTCTGTATCATCATGGATTTCTCCATCACGCCCGTATCCTACTAGCAAATATTGAATTTTATTCATTTCACCCTCGATTAATCGGCTATTTCTTAGAGTTCTGCTCGGCCATTTCAATATAGCGCGGATCGGATGCGCGGGGTAACTGGATGCTCTGCTCGCGGTAGTAGCGGACGCGCTCCATGAAATACTCGCGCAAATGCTCTGGCTGCTCTCTGGCTACCACTTCGGCGACTACCGGCATGTTCAGGCGCTCTTTGTAGGCGACGCCGGACGCTGCCAGGTCGACGTTGACCTTGTCCTGCTCATCTTTCGATTTGGCTGCAATGTTCCACTGTGACATTAAATTTTTTCCTTATCAAATCCCACCTCAGACAGTTTCTTGGCAAGCTTCATAGAATCAGTAAAGAGTGTAACCAACGAACTTTTAAGTCCAATTTCTTCAACAAACTCTTTAGCAGTTACGCCAGTAAGGTGATGGTAATATTTGATAATCTGAAGCTGAACAGTAACTGTTCTGTCTCCTTTTGGGGCGCAATCGACCGTCTTTCTGATAGTGGAAAAAACATCTGATTTTTTCATAGGGTACCCTCCTTGGAAGAGTATACCCTACCAGAATACTTTATAATGTCGCGGATTTGCTTACTGCGGTGGGTTTAGGCATCAGTCTTCATCCTCATCCCAATCGTCATCTTCCTCATCCTCGTCATCATCGCAGGATGCGAGCAGTGGATTCATTCGCAGACCTACCTGGCAGGCGTAGCCGCGGCGACCGAGGTTGTGCAGCACGCTGTAGATTTCGAACATTTCGGTTCGCTCATCACCAATATCAAGCTCACAGGCCAGCGTGTGGCATTCTGTAGCGAGCGCCGATATCTTCTCAAGCAGTTCGACCTTATTCACCTTTCACCTCCTGCGCCGTTCTGCGCTTAGCTCTTGCCAGCAAACAACTCAGCACGAAAGCGCGGTGCTGTCGCATTCCCTCTGTCATGGTTTTGGCTCCTGCGGGGCGGCTGGCAACTCCATCCAGTGGGTGGGCGTCCATGACGCGCCGGGGATCAACCAGCCGCTACTCTGCGCATCAGGGTGGCAAGGGATATACGTTGCCCATTTGCAACACCACCGCGGCTTCTCTCCCCACCAACACCCGACCAAAACCTCATGACGACTTGGCGGCATCTGCTCGCTTACCGGAATCCATTTACCCGGCACGGTAGCGGGGTCACTGCCGGGTAGCTGTGGGTCGGCTGCGAGCATGGCGGCGCGGCAGGCGTTCCAGCCTTCTACGTATTCGGCCTCATCCTTAACAATTGCTGTCATTTTATCCGGCACTACCGTCACCGGCTGCGCGTTAGCCGCCGAGCGGAGCCGGAATGGCAAGTCGAACCACACACATGCCCCCGTCCTGTCTTTAGTAGTCAGCAGGTCTTCAATTGCTGATGCCGCCGTATGAAGCAGGTCTGCGCTGACTACCGGCGCTGGCGGCGCTGGCGGATAATTTGCCAGCATCCAACTAATGACGTAGTCGGCCTTGAACCGCTCAACCGGAAATCCTTCATTCCAGTCACGGAAGTGATAGATAACTTTTGCCAGCTCAGGTTGAAGCGCCACCGGCTCGCTGTCCGCTGCCGGCCGCACTGGCGGCATATCTGGACCTTTGCGAATAGCTTTTGCCAGCTCGATAGGGTCATCGTACAGCCAGTCTCCTGTTTCAGGGTGATTGGCTTCTGCCAGTTGGGCGGCCCATCCCAGACCGTCTTTGTGTCCCTGTAGGTAGTCGAGAGGCAAACACCCAGACTCGCTGTCCATTGCGGCCAGCGATTGACGAATGAGAGCCTCTAATTGCATGTCAGTGGCATCACAGCCGCCATCTTCATCAAATTGTGCAACCCATTCTTCCAGCTGCTCTCTGGTTATGGTTGATTTGGTCATTGATTGGCTCCTTCTGCCTGATACTTTTCGAACCAGAACACTACCGGCGCGTTAGTTGGTTGAACCAGGCCGAATGATTCCGCTGTACGGTAGCTTCTCGATGCCCGGCGAGTCACATCTACCTGAGTCGCGATGCGGCTGCGAAAATCCTCAACCGTGCTGCACATTTTGAACAGGTTGCAGGGTATGCATGCCGGAACCATATTGCTGGCCGTATCGTTTTCTGGCCTGTCCATTGCGTAGCCGTTACTGATATTTCTTCGTACAGCTTCGGCGTGGTCAGCGTGCCATTTGTCGCTAAGCTCACAGCCGCAGTAAGCGCAGCGGCCGCCAAACTTCATGCGCAGTTCTGCGCGCTGTTTTTTGGTCAGTGCCATCACTCAGCCTCCCACTTGATGCCAGCGCCATCCAACGCCGCGTTAACTTCTGCCTCGGGGTATGCGTATATTGCGCAGTGCGCCGCAGTGAACTCTCGGCGATGCAAAACGCTAATAGGCTTCGGCAGCTTCACGGTGCGGGACTCCAGCTCGGCGATGCGCTCCTCATACCGAGCGCCAATCGATACGGCTTTATGGTAGGCCTCAAGCCATTTCGATGATTGAGCCTGCGCCTTCTCCAGCGCCTCTACAAGCGATAACGCAATTTTTCGCAGATGAGCATTACTGCCAATTGCAGGACTTAAAAGCTCAGCGCGCAGCTGCGCCAGTTCAGTGATATCAGTCATGGCTGGCCTCCCCAAGCACCCAGCGCAGTGCATCAGCGTATTCACCGCTGGCACCTTCGAGGGCTTTTGTGATTTCTTTACGGGTTTTCAGACGTGGTTTTGCTTCACCGAGAATCTGGCGCTGCCGACGGGCTTTTTCGTGGCCGGTTTTACCAGCGGTCGCCTGCTCGATTTCTGCCACTTTTGTCCGCTGTTCTTCGGGTTTCAGTGACGCCAGTTGACGCGCCTGAGTAACCGTCACTGTGCCGGACTCTACAGCGTCTTTGACTGCCTGGGTGGCATCCAGCAGGGATAGCGTTGCGCGTACTGTCTGGACACTCACGCCAAACATCAGCGCTAAATCGTCCTCGTCGTGCCCACGCTCAAGCGCATCAGCCATTTTCTTTGCCCGGCCCAGCGGTGTATCTGCCTGGCGGATTTCGTTAGCACTTACCATCGCTTGCGCCATGCGAATGGCAGAGCCTCGTTTAGTGACTGCTGGAACCAGTAATGGAGATTCACCCTGTTTAACCAGGCGCTTATTAGCCTCCAGGGTATGGCGCACGCGCTGACGACCATCCACCACACAGGCCAACCCGCTTTCGGGGTCTTTCCAGACGATAATCGGCTCAAGAACGCCCTGGTCCATGATGTTCAGCACCATTGCCTCGCTGATAGGCAGGTGGATACGCTCATCGTAAAGCGGGTGAGCTTTGTCGGTTACCAGATGCAGCTTTTCCGGTTCGAACATCAGAACGTTGGTTTTGCCGCTGGCGCCATACGCGTCGATCGAGTTTTTAGCCATTTTTCACTTCACCTTTTTTCTGTTCGACCTGCTGAGACCATTTTTCAATCAGCCGGATTTTCGATTTACTCTTGCCACCAGCCCAGTAGCTATCCTGTACGCGGAGATGTCCGTAAGGGCATCGCAGGGCCCCGGAACAGGCGCCAGCCTGGTAATCCCGAAAATAAAACTCCGCAGCTGAACCACAGACCGGGCAATCAGGTATCTCTCGCATCACCGGGTCACCTCGCGGATTTTCAGGAATTTAGTGCCGTGGTGCGGATTGCCAGGATTAGTAACCTTCGAATTCATAAACCCGGCGGCCACCAGACGCTCGCAGCGGTAGCGAGGGCGATCAACGAAACCAGCCAGGGACTGCCACTCAAACCAGACGCCAACCGGCACCGACTGGAGCAACTTGATATCCAGCGCTGAGAGTTTGCTGGTTACCGCTACGGGCTCGGTGCTTCCACCCGGCATCCAGTAGCCATTCAGGTTTTGCGCTTTGCCTTCGCGCTCCAGCACCATCAGGCGGGCCAGCATTTCAGGTGCTGTCAGGTCGAAATAGACAGCCAGCTCACGGCAGGTGACTTTCTCCAGCTCTTTCAGCACGTCAGTAATTTTTTCCATCAGAGATATCCTCACGGTTAAATTTGTTAGCCCCGGAAACCTTTCGGGATGTCGGTATCCAGTTTGCTGCTCACACCGAACGAGCTGCCGGTTGCCAGGTTCGCCGGGCATAACTTCAGCGCCAGCTCCTGCCATTTGCTGCGTAGGGTTTTCACGGATTGAACTCGGGAGCACCAGAACTGATCGCGCTGAATGCGCTCAATCATGATGCGGATTTGGTCATGACTGCAGCCGTGCTCCTGGCGCAGCATGCAAATTTCTTGCGCCCAGGCTGCAAAGTTCGGCTCTCTCGGTTTTGCCAGAGTGCCGTCGAACTCTGCTGCGCGTTCGTACAGCTCGATGATGGTCGACCAGAACCACGTAGCGAGGTCGAAATCATCATCGGTAGCCAGGTTACTGGCTTCGGTAGCGTCAGGAATGACTGCTTCCGGGATGGCGGTTTTCTGAGTCGATTCAGAAAAGTTATCCACAGGAGAAATCTCTCCCGAGTGGTTTTTAAGATCTGTTTTAAGATCTGTATTTTTAAGATCTGTATAGAGATAGGATTCGGCGTTTGTGCCGTTTCCATTCGGCGTTTGTGCCGAATCCTGGATATGGCGTTTATGCCGAATGCATTCGGCGTTTGTGCCGTTTGCATTCGGCGCTTGTGCCGTTTCCAATTCTTTCAATGACTTATTCCGATTCGGCGTTTGTGCCGAATCCAGTATTGCCGGGAAAATCTTGTGCATCAGTTCTTCCTGATCGATGCGGTAGTGCTTCTTCGGTGTACCGTTCACCTGACGGGTATCTTCCTGAATAACACCGGGCAAATATTGCTCAGTGATTTTGTAGATAGCCCTTCTAACAACATCACCTTCAAGAACACGAACCTCTTTCGCGAGCGCCGCATGCTCCTTGTAAAACCAGCCATCATCCAGACTCGACTTACCCGACCAGAACACCAGCTGATTGAGAATCGCTGCCAGCAAATGCTGCTGCCTGTCTCCTGCAAAGAAATCCAGATACGGGCCGGGAATCGTTATGCAGTTCCCCTGCCCTGACATGGCCTGAACAATTTCAAAGACCTGATTGCTCATACCAAAACCTCATTGTGTAGCCGTAAAAACTCACGTAACCCCATCCAGCCAACTTTCCCGCAGGCTTTGCGATAGGACACATCTTTCTCAGTTGCAGTAATTACCGTCACCATGTGGCTCTTGTGCCTGTGCTGGAAGCGAGATCCGGCCTTGGGGATACCATCACAGGCATTACCCATTTCGGACGGCTCATACGCCGGATAAGCACGTTTCAGACGCGCAATCAGTTCAGCAGCAGAGTGGTTACACATAGTCACCTCCAGAGTTAGTGGAGTTACGGCGCTTTAACAGCAACGGATTGATTAGCCCTGCGGTATGCAGAGCATCGGGGTGTATTTGATTTTTGTTTGTGGTCAGGCATAATTACCTCGCAATTACCTCTTCGTTTTTGCACCAGAAAGCCGTTGGTGTTACAGCACCGCGGCTTTCGCCTTTTTTACCTTTCATCAGTCCCACCCAAGCGGACCAGGGCGGCACCGCTCCGCACGCAAACCGATATCCGCCAGCGTTTCTACTGACTGCAAGTAGTGGCGGGAAACTACCACCGCCTCTGGCGGAACAACCTGCAGGCCCAATGCTGCTATCTCTTTCGCCATCTCTGCGTAGTACCCTTCGCTCTTACGGCGACTAATCGTTGATTCGCTGACCCCTCGCATTTCTGCAAAAGTCTTCTGGCTAATGGACAAAAGGCGGTTTAACAAAATGCCCTCTATCTCAATTGGGTTGAGGACCGGCGGCTCTAACTTTCGGGCTATTGCGTTCTCCATTTGTGATACTTCCTCTGGTGTTGATTAAAAGGCCACTCATTAGGCGGCTGGTGATTTGTTTTGGTCGTCGCCAAAAAGAAGCCATTCAGGTTTGCATTTAAGCGCGCGCGCCAACTCAACCAAGTAGCGCGGACGCTTAGTAGAACCGGCCTCAATGGCTTGAATAGATTGCTGCCTCATACCAGCGAGCTTTGCCAGTTGGTCTTGTGACAGATTCAACTCTTCGCGTTTTTTCTTGAGGCGTTGAGAAATTGTTTCCATATGCCCTCCACAGTTTTATCTGTATTCAACAACAGTTATTTCTGTTTGTCAATTACAGTTTTAACTGTGAACATCAGGGGGAATTCAAAGGAGGAGCCATGAGCCTTGCAGATCGCGTAAAACAAAAAAGAATGGAGCTTGGGCTCACGCAAACGGAAGCCGCTGAAAGAGCGGGTATTCGCCAACAGTCCTGGCAGAGCATTGAAGATGGCAAGACACTAAAACCAAGAAATATTGTAGGTATTGCAAAAGCGTTAAATTGCGATCCGTCGTGGTTAATGAATGGTGGCGCATTCATGCCGATAGGAGAGATGAATTCGCGACGCGTACCTCTCATCAGCTACGTGCAGGCTGGCGCCCTTGCGGAGAAAAAATCTATAGAAGCGTTTGATGGTGATTTTGAATACATACTCACAGATTTAGACCTTTCAGTGCATAGCTTTGCTTTACGCATTGAGGGCGATTCAATGGAGCCAGATTTTAAAGCTGGTGATGTGATTATCGTTGATCCTGAACTAGAGCCCTCTCCAGGTGAGTTTGTTGTTGCAAAAAATGGCGGCCAAGAAGCCACGTTCAAAAAATACAGGCCAACCTATACAGATATGCAAGGGGTTCAGCATTTCGAGCTGGTACCATTAAACGATGACTATCCAGTTATAAACTGCGATACCCAGCCAGTAGAAATCATCGGTGTCATGATCGAGCACAGAATCTACCGCAGGAAACGCTAACCCCTCCCCGCTCAACACAAACCGGCGCAAGCCGGTTTTTTTGTGCCCATCAAAAATAAATTCCCCATATTTACAGATAGATATGTAACAAGACAGAAATAATACAGTTTTGTCTGTTGACGGTAATACAGTTTTATCTGTAAATTTAAGCCATCCAAGCAACACCAATCACCGCACAGTGGTTGATAAGCAGAAAACGTTCCGCTACCCGGCGATAAGGGTCAACTAAACGAGGTAAGTATGAGCAAGTTAAGACTCTTGAAGGTCACCGTTCGGAAATCCGGCAATCCCGTTTACTTCGGTCGTACCCGCGTTGCACGCAATGCGCAAAAAGAAGTTCGCCTTACCCATGGCCGTACCCTGTCAACTGGCTGCATTGACACAAAACAGCGCTACCTAAAACTCACGGCCATCTGATTTTTCAGGTTGGCCACCTTTGCAACAGACCTTGCAATGCAGTGAATGCGGCTATGCGCACGCGGTTCAGTTAAAGCAGTACCACTTGTTTCCCGAAGTGGGGTGGAAAGAAAGCTGCCGATACCAGTTGTTAACTGGCTGGTATCACCGGGAGGCACCCGGCACTGCATTGCAAGGTCTGTTGGTACTCAAATTCACATGACAGTGAGGGTAGCAAATGATCCGCGAACATGAAGTTCCTGCATGGCACCGGTTCTGCATAAAGGTTGCTCTGCTTGTGGTTGCAGTCGCATGGGTTAGCTTTGAATTTTGCTGGGGTGCCTCATGAGCAAAAATGGCATTCGTTCACTGATTTACTGCCTGCTGATCTGCGGCGTTATCTGGACAGCGGTGGTTATCAAAATTCTGCACGCTGCGGGGGTACTCAATGGCTAATTTACTGCATGGCAACCCGGCTTTTAAAGCGGCACAAAGCAAGCTGGCTATTGCGCAATTTATTGGTAATAGTGAAATGTGGTCAGAGGCTTTTTCCTCAATGAAAGATATTTATGAGGAAGCTAAGCACGCAGAAGATTTTATGTTTTGCGGTCGCGAAGAATCTCTCTCAACCCTGAAATTCAATGACGTTATTTTGAATTATGACATGTATGGCGATTTGATTTCTGTTAACGCAGATTCTGGCAATGCACGTTACAAAATAAACACAGAAGTTTCTTACTAATACCAGCACTTTTTCTTTAATGCCTTAACTGGCAGGTATAAACACACATTAAATTTAACCGGAGATAGATATATGGAAGAATTAAAGTTGCACTGTCATGGTTGCGGCGGTTCTTTTGCTCGCGATGAGCTGCAATATCGTCCATCTGGCAGGGGTGCTTATCGGAGAGACTTTTATTTCTGTCCGGTATGCAATGAGAAAGAAAAGCAGAAAATCGCCCTCTCCGCTGCCGCCTCCTCGTTTCGTAAAACCTTGCCGTCACGCCCAGGACACCTTGCCCACAAGCGCTGGTAGGTGACGGATGATAATCACATCCAACCGTATTCCATCGCATGTAAATGAAAAGGCATCGCATGTTCTGAGCTTGTACAGCAAGGGGGATATAAAGCCATGCCGAATCAAATGCGGGAATTTAAGTTTAAAGATTGGCAGAAAATGGCGCTTATTATCCCGCAATAACGGAACATGCTGGGAAGTTATGAGTCATGAAAAATACAATCAACTCAAAGACAGGAAATAAAAATCATGAAAATAGAATTTTATGATGATGGATTCAATGCCATCACTACGATTACCAGCACGGTTTTTGAATTTCGCCTTCACAACCGCGCTGTTGATACGGCGCTATTTCTTGCCCCTTCCGTTCGTGCTAAGCGTAGCGGTTTCTTTGTTTTAAAAACGGTTATTACCGGTAAAACCTCTCACGTACTGCGTGCGTATAAAGCGCTTAAAGCGGAGGCATCACGATGAGCAAATCATTAAACGCGCGTTGTATCCGTCGCTGGGAAGTGAAATTTAAATCTGTCTGCGACTCAAAGCATAACCCCTACTGGCGCAAAAGCGACCTTCGCGGGTATATCCGCGAAGCAGCGCTCACCACAGCATACAGCATGGTCGAGAGCATGGCTGAACGTAACGCCAAGGTTGACTATGACGGCGCGCCGAATAGCTGGAGTTATGAGTTTTCTCTCTGGTATCGCTTACGCCGGGAAAAATATCTCAAAGAAGCTCGCGACTACCTAGACGAAGACGCTACCAACGACGAAATCGACGAAGAGATCGAAAACGAACTGGAGGCCTGGAATGACTGAACGCGGAATGATTTTTAACGGGGAGATGGTGCGGGCGCTGCTGAGCGGCAGGAAGACGCAGACCCGGCGGCCTATCAAATGTAAACAGACTCGGTTCACTGAAATTGGTGAGCGAGAAGACGGTAGCAAATGGCCGTGGAGCGAAGACGCAGAGCATGCTTGCGACTTCTGGCACCCATGCCCGTTCGGCGCCGTCGGCGACCGCATCTGGGTGCGCGAGACGTTTCAGGGGCCACTGTTCGACTACGACCTAATGGATAGCTATTGCAAAGACCCCACTCCGTTTGAGAAGCCCGAATTCTGCGTTTACAAGGCTGATGGAGTGCCAGCGCCAGAGTTTTACGATGCAGATGATGAACTGCATTGCTGCTGGCGACCATCCATCCACATGCCGCGCTGGGCCAGCCGCATTCTGCTGGAAATCACCGATGTACGGGTTGAGAGGCTGAACGCTATCAGCGAAGAGGATGCGCGAGCAGAAGGCATTATTGACGGTGGCTGTCTTAATTGCGGGGAACCTGAGCCATGCGGATGCGCCAACCCAGAGCCTGATGCTACCGATGCTTTTGCCTACCTGTGGCAATCGATTTACGGGCAGGATAACTGGAATGCTAATCCCTGGGTTTGGGTTATCGAGTTCAAGCGCGTTGAAGGCGGTGCAGCATGAGCGCAGAAATCATCGATCAGGCCAACGAGCTGGCAGAGCGCCGGCTGGAAATGACCATCCAGAACATGTGCATCAATCATCACGCAGTTTCGGCTACTCACTGCCGCGAATGCGGGGAAGAGATACCCGAGCGGCGCAGGGAACTGGTGGCGGGATGCCAGCGCTGTGCTGACTGTCAGGAAGAAGAGGAATTACGCGGTAAGCATCGGAGGTGATATGGCATCTGACAAACCGATAACAGCACAGCAGGCCGCCGATTTGCTCATCGTGTCTGCGCGGGTGATCTACCGCCTAATTGAGTCTGGGGAGCTCGCCGGCCGCAAGGTCGGCAACAAGTACAGAACGACCGAGGCGGCGTGTATTGCATATTTGAAAACCCCGCGCGATCCTGTCATCGCGAACGCGGGTGAACATAAAGGAGAAGTTTTATGTCAATCACCCTCAGGGGCGGCGTGTGGCACTGTCATTTCTTTACGCCGTCAGGAAAAAGAGTTAGGCGATCTCTTGGCACGGGGGACAAAAAGCAGGCTCAGGAGCTCCACGACAAGCTGAAGGCGGAAGCGTGGCGGGTTGACCAGATCGGCGACCTGCCCGTAAGAACCTTCGAAGAGTGCTGCATCCGGTGGCTGCGGGAAAAGGACCATAAGCGATCGCTGGATGATGACAAAACCAAAATTGAGTTTTGGCTGCAGCATTTTTCCGGCCGTGATGTCTCGAAGATAACGGCGGAGGAAGTTCACGAAGCCGTTAACGGGATGATCAACCGTAAGCACCTGCAGGTGTGGGAGAGTAAACGTGATGCCGCGTTGAGGAAGGGTAAGCCGGTTCCTGAGTACAAGCCACGTCAGGTTTCACAGGCGACGAAGGCGCAACACCTTTCCTTCATTCGATCCCTTCTCAGGGCCGCGGCGAATGACTGGGGCTGGATAAAAACAGCTCCTGTTATCAAAACCCGTAAGCCGATCAGTAAGCGGATACGGTGGCTGACCAGAGAGGAGGCTGAGCGGTTGATCGAGTGCATGCCGGAGAGTATTAAGCCAGTGGTGATATTTGCACTGGCAACCGGCCTGCGCCGCTCAAACATCATCGGGCTTGAGTGGCAGCAGGTCGATATGCAGAGAAAGGTTGCATGGGTAAATCCGGAGAACGCAAAAGCGGGCAAGGCGATTGGCGTAGCTCTGAATGATACCGCATGCAGGGTATTAAGGGATCAGATAGGGAAGCATTCCCGGTGGGTGTTCGTTCACACCACGGCAAAACACCGCCCTGATGGAACACTGACGCCCGCGGTTAGAAAAATGCGCGTGGATGACAATAACGCCTGGCGCGCCGGGTTGAAAAAAGCGGGGATCGAGGATTTCCGTTTTCACGACCTCCGGCACACCTGGGCGAGTTGGCTTATTCAGTCCGGCGTCCCGCTTTCTGTTTTACAGGAAATGGGAGGATGGGAGAGCATCGAGATGGTGCGCCGTTATGCTCACCTGGCACCGAACCACCTGACCGAACACGCACGGAAAATTGACGCCATTTTTGGCGCTAGCGACACAAATACGACACAAGGAGGAAATCAGGCTGGTTTAAAACTGGCGTAA